AGCCACAAAAAATAATGAAATGGTAACAAAGTACGGCAAAGGCACTCCACAAGATTTTGTGGAAACCTGGATATACAAACCCTACAGTTTTGTTGGCATCCTATTATTATTGCTGGTAAATATGACGTGCTTTGGCGCAGCAGGATTGTTGGTATGGATCGTACAAATGGCTTGGATTCCATTTTGGGCTGCTGGTGTCATCAATGGCTTGGGTCATTGGTGGGGCTACCGCAATTACGATACGCCCGATCATTCACACAATATTTGCGGTTGGGGTATATTAATAGGTGGTGAAGAACTTCACAATAATCATCACTACAACCCTACCAGCGCAAAACTCAGCATGAAACCAAATGAAATTGACGTTGGTTGGTTTTGGATCGAAGTATTACGCGACTTAAAACTTGCTAAAGTACGAAATGAAAAAGCCCTGATACCGTAAGGTATCAGGGCTTTTTTGTTAATTGTTAACCAATTCGTCAGCCACTGCAGGTTGTTGAGCTTTAGCTTGTTCTTGAATTTTTTGTGTTAACGGATTTGCAATCTTAGCAGGTAATTCTTGAATTGCTTGTAAAATTGCATTGGCTTCTTGTTCTGTAAATGTAAAGTTGTATTCCATCTTATCTCACTTAACTGGACAGGCACCTGTGGCACACTCATCGTCCATGATTTCGTCAAAACTGTTTGTATTGTCTAAGTCAACGGGTAGTAAATGCTGAACATATTCTTGGTAAGTATGTTCATCAACTACTTCTTGTGGCAGGTAAAGATACCCTAAATCTTTAGCTGTTTTTGTAGGATCGGTACGATAAATAAAACTAACGCCCACATAACAATCCCAATTGTCTAACAACCAATCCACAATTTGTGGTGCTTCACCAGGATCATAGCTAATAGTAACCGACGTGTTTTGCTGAGTCCATGAAGTTTGGATTAATTTATATCGTTCCAATTGTTCAACAGCGGTTTCGGTATTTACTTCTTTACCAGCCACTTTATTAAAAGGTACTCCATCCCAGCTTACTGGAAAAGTAACCAATACCCCACTATCGTCAGTTGGATGGTTAAATACCCGATAATTAGCAGCTTTGAGCTTTTCCACAACCGGATCATATTTTGAAAACTGAACATTGTTGAAAATATACTTTCCTAAAGGTTTATGAACGCCCTCAGTAGTATCCATGATTTTACTCAAGGTACCACTCGGCTTAACGCAAGTAATGTTTTTGGGTCTTGGCAATCCAAGTTCGTCGGCCATACCCACAGCTGCAGCAGTTGCGGTACGCTTTAAGTATTCATAATCGTAACCTGTCATGTCAGGACGCTTGGCAATACCGGTTAATCCTACACCACAAAGTCTCAAGAAGTAGTTGTTTAAATGCCAACTTTCTTGCAGGATGCCATCTTGCAAGTCTACACAGGTTTGTCGGTAGTTTGCACGCGCTGCCAGTCTGATTGCTTCATGTAACCCAGCTGTATCACCCTTGAACTTAGCAATGTCAGTTTCGGTAAGGTTGCAGAACGATTTATTTCCAAGTAAAATCTCTACACAAGGATTTGCACCTTTAAACCAAGGAGCTCGACGAAGTGCTTCCATTTCGTTGATAAATCCCGGCTCCGAACCACCTGCTTCTTGCATGATTTGAAAAATGTGTTCCAGCTCGGTTTTTGTAGGCTTTTCTTTGAATACTAATGAGTTGTTTGACTGCTGACGATGGCCGTTGTTATACAACCACCAGTCTTTCTTAGCTACTGCAAATTCTTGCCATTCTGGTTGACCATAGTCAAAAAGAGCGATCTCAGCACTACGCCGGCTGCTAAGAATAGTGCCCAACCAATTAACAATGTCGAGTATATCCATACGAGTAAGCAGGCTATCAGCACGACCATTGAGAATATTGGCAATAGCAATATAAGCAGTACTAATCGCACTATCGCCGGAACTAATCCATCCATAACCTTTTAACCTTTCTCCTGCTGGACGAAGCTGACTAAAGTCTAACACTAAAGTATCTGCAGGATATTTACCTGCTAACAGTTTGCCAATTGACTTTGCCCACGCTTCGGCACTATCACCAATCTGCAGCGTCCATGTTTTAGTGTCGGGATCAAACCATTCCAAGTTTGTTTCACGGCCACCTTTGGTGGTTCGTTCACTGCGAACTACACGAATATTTTTAATGGGCTTTGAAAAGCCGTTTAAGGTACCAACAATCGGTTTAAATCCAACACCACAGCCTTGCAGCAACAGCCATAATACATCTACTACGTCATATACAGTTTCTACGTGAGTAAAACTGCAATTAAACTGACTGGCTTCACGGGTTTTGGCTACTTTTGTGCCACCTAACCAAAGTGTTCGGCCACTCATTAATACTTTACGATCCAGCATAAGTTGCTCTAGATCGTATAATTCTGCATATTCTTTGTCGTTTAATTCGCGACCTAAACTTCGTTCCCACAACCATAACTGATGTTCGATTACTCGGCCAACTGTTTCACCCCAAGTTTCAAATGTTTTACCATCTTCACTAATAGGTCGGTTGTATGTTCGTCGTGTGATTACTTGCGCTCGTGTGCTTATTGTCATAATTTTCCTTATTTTCCTGTACTACCAAATCCACCAGTCCCACGTTCTGTATCGTTCCAACTATCAAAAAAGTCACAAAGCAACACAGGCATAATTACTAACTGAGCAATCTTTGTTTCAAAGGCTTTGATTTTGTATTCCGACTTGCCACCGTTGTAAAGAAACACTTTTATATTTCCACGATAGTCTGAATCGATCAATCCAGCGCCTAAACTGGTAATCATGTTTACACGCTGACTGCTACGATTTAATACAAAACCACCATATCCACCGGGAATTTTTAGTGCAAGACCAGTATCAATCATTTTGTCCTCACCGGGACGGATTGTCAAGTCTTCCACACTAAAAAGATCTGCGCCAGCATCGGTGCTGTGTGCACGTTTAGGTAAACAACGCTGATCCGTAACTCTACAAGGAATACGTGAAACAATGAAGTTGGGATTGTATAAGTATGAGCCGGTCATAGTAGTGTTAATACCTCGTTGATTTTTGATAAGTTTGTTTCGCCAATGGCTTCAACACAGTGTGTTTCTAAATCCATTAGTTGGTAATTTAGTTGTAGTAACTGTTTACTATTATTTAAATCTTGTATATATTTGAGCTTTTTGCCCAAGATAGGAAGATGGGCAATAATATCCCAAGTACTCCCATACTCACATACAAGACTGGTTGCGCGTTTAGGCCCAACGCCTGGAACACCAGCAACATTGTCGCCAGCATCGCCAGTAAGGCACTTGATGCTAATATAATCTTCGGGGTTAAATTCGTAATGTTCATGCCAGTTCTCCTGTGTAACTTCTTTGCGGGTTACATAGCTAAACCTGGATACATTGGGTTTGATTAGCAAATCCCAGTCACGATCGCTGGAAATTAACCACATGTGGTCCATGCCAAGTTTAGCACGTTGACTGACAACATAAGCAGCAATATCATCTGCTTCTACGCCTTGAAAACGTAATACAGGATAACGCTCACTCAGTGTGTCTAGTGTGTGTTCATATTCTTCAAAAAACATTTCAAACTGTAGCCGTTCGGTTTCAGTTTGAAGATCAAACTTGTCTTTACGATTTTGTTTGTATTGTGGATAAAGGGTTTTTCGGTAAGTTGAACTACCCTTATCGCTTGTGATTAATACTGATTTTGCTTTGTAGCTTTTCTTTAAACTGTCAACAGTGCGGCAATAGTCTTCCGAAAAGTCTATTGCACCTTGATGTTTCCAGCGAAAAGCCAAGTTTAGTGCGTCTACGACTAAAACGTTGTTTCCAGCTTCACCAATTTTTTTAAATGTGATCATTTTTGTTTACTTTGCTTATCAACAAACATTATATCAAAGTTTGGTTGTTTTGTCAACTCACAAATTTTGGTTTTTCGTGCGTTATCCAATCATCAAGAACAGCAATCCAAAACTGATAAGGTGGAACGTTTACGTATAAATAGCGATAAGTGTCTGTATCAGGCATATCGTCAAAACAAACAAATATTTTAGAACGATCGTGTTTGAATATTAACAATGGTTTGCGATCAACTTGAACGCCTTGACGAACAGTTTGTTGCCAAAAATCAATAATCTGGGGAGTTTTGCCGGTTAAGATTGCGCTGGATACATGGTCGTCTGCATAGCCTTTTACTTCTACGCAGTAAACATTGCCGCGATCAGGCACGTACAAATCGCCCTTTAGCTTATGTTTAGGGTCAAGAGCGCCTGAACCAGGCACTCTTTCCCAACCCAAACCAGTGTACTTTTTCAGTAGATCTCGTACTACGGTTTCAGTGCGAGCACCTTTGGCTCGACTATCAACTGTCATTTTTACACAGCAGGAGCTTCAGGAGCAGGAGCTTCAGGAGCTGCAAACACAGGTTCTGCAGGTGCGGGGGCTACAGCAGGTGCACTAACGTCAAATACGGCTTTTTTGGTGCCAGTTGTTAACACCACAAAACTACCATCTTCACAAGAGTATACCAACATACCAGCATCTACTACAATAGTTTCTGCTTCGTTTTCAGCATACTGACGGTTAACGTGTAATGGAGTAATTTCACCAATATAACCGTTAGTAATAACACTAATTTTGGCACCAGGCGAAACAAATTGAATTCGAATCATAATTAAACCTCGATTTTTGAAATGTTTTGATTTTTTACTACAAACACTTTTTCTAACAGTGGATGAGTAAATCCATGACTAACTAAAAACGTATTTAAACTGTCTTCTTTTAAAAGCGTTTCAATAAGTTTTTCTTTTCCGTCTACGTCTAAGGCTTCAACGGTTTCGTCTAAAATCAATAAATTAATTCTAGAACTGGAAAGCGATTGCATGAGTTTGCGAATTGCTAAAAGCGTCGCGGCGTTAACTCGGGCTCGCTCACCTCCACTTAGTGCCATGATGTCAATGTCTTTACCATTGTCGGTAATAACAACATTTAATTTATCACGACTACTAACTTGAAAAGTAATTTGAAAGCGTCCATCTGACAGATCGACTAAATACTCGTTTGTAAGAGCTTCCAAATCTTTTACTAAACTTTCTATTTTGTACGCAACCAAACCATTCGTACTAAATGTTTTGGTTAGCACATTTAGCACTGCCATGCGTTCTGAAAGATTGTGTAAAATCTCAGAATGCGTTTCTAGTTCGGCATTAAACTCTACCAGTTGCTTGGCTACGGTTTCTACTCGGGCATTATGTGCTTCAATTTGTCGGTTGGTTTCTTGCGCTTCTTTAATCTTGCGCTTGGCAACATCAATCTTTTTAGTTAAACTCTCAACTTGGGTTTGCAGCTCTTGCTTGTCTATTAAAACATCGTCCAATTTAACATCAATCAAACGATGGTACTTTTCCCAGTCTTCTTGAGATTTAATTGCTGTTTCATAGTTTGTTTTTAACTGCAACAATTGTTTAATACGAGCATCAAGTTCTTGAGTTTTTACTGCGTTTGAATTTACTGTAGCTTGATTGTTTACTACTAACTCTTGTACTTTACTATCATCAATATTGCTTAAACAAGTAGGACAAGTACCGTGTAGGGCTTTCATCTTTTTAATAAAAGCTTGCGCATCCAACGTGCTTTTATTGTATAAAGCAACAGTGGTTTTTAGTTCGGCAATCTCTGAATCGTCGGGTTTTTCAGGAATTACACTCAACACAATGTCGTTTTGCAACTTTTTATAAACTTTGTTTTGACCAATCTTTTTATTGATTGATTCTACATTGTTTATTTGTTGTGTTAGTTCATCAACCGTTTTGACGTAACTGTTATCCAATTCAGGTACTTCAACAGTGCTTTTCATTGAAAGATCACTGTTACCATATTTTTCTAGCCAACTGCTAACCGTGTTTACTTTTGCTTCTGCAACTGCGATATCTTTGTTTAGTTCACTTGACAGTTCTTTAAACAGATCGGCTGCTTTAGTATAAATCTCTAAATCGAAAAAATCCATTAAAAACTTTTTACGATGAGTGTCGGTAGCAGTTAAAAACTCTAGGCTTGACGCATTGCTTTGATAAACTATTTGAGAAAAGGCTTTATGATCCATGCCAATTAATTCTTCAATAGTTTTATAAGTGCTGGTTGCAGTGTGCGAGCTGATGTCTACGCCATTTCTGTACAATTTTACATTTTGAGTACTTCCGCGCACTGTTTTGATGGTATAGGTCTTATCATCACGATCAAAGTCTAATTCTATCCAGTATGTCTTATCTTTTACATAACGATTAAGAATATCAGACTTTTTAATATTTTTTGAGTTCTTGTTGAATAACACTTCTTCTAAGATTAGTGCTATCGAACTTTTTCCGTGACCGTTCTTACCTACTAACTGCGTAATCTGAGCTGTATCAAATCGTATAGAATTGTTGTCACCGTAAGAAAATGCATTAGCCCAACGTAACTCTTTAAGAGTAATCATTACTGTGCAATTCCTTTACTAGCTCTTCCAACCCACCAATATGTTTGCCACCAATAAATACTTGTGGAACTGTACGACAGTTGGGCAATCTATCGAAGAGTTCTTGCTTGTGTTCTTGGTTATCGTCAATCAAAAACTCTTTGAACAACATTTTTCTGTCTGTTAGTATTTGCTTTGCTTGTTTACAACCAGCACAATTTTTCTGGCTGTAAATTTCAATTTTGTAATCGTGACTCATAGTTGTTTAATTCCATTAGTGCTTTTGAAATGGTCTCTTCGGGAAGCTGTAATATGTATGTTAAATACTCACGAACTTCTTCTGATAGCGTCATTTCACCATCTAAAATAAGCGCAGTATCGGTATTGCGTTTTACTACTTTTTTGTCCACTAATTCACTATCAACCATTTGACTTAAACTTGCCAAATCACCCTCAACTTCATAAACTGTATGATGGTAATCAGTGGCCGGCGTAGGATCTCCAGCAGTTACCGTTTCTCTAAGAAGCTGCGGTAAGTTGAGCTTATGCCAGACATGGTTTTGTGTATTAACATCAAACTCAATAACCCCGGTGTCAACCAGATTACGGTGAAAACTAGTAGTGGCAGGACTACCAGGATACAAAATATTAGCTTGGCAATTTTCATAACTGTGTAAATCTCCTGCAAGTACCACGTCCCATTGACTAAAATTTTCAATGGGAATTTCAGCTTTAACGTGTGGTGGGATTTCTCCACGCACATGAGTCATTAACACCTTTCCTGAAAACTGTTTAAAGTCCACGGTTTTTAAACAATTGTATGGAATAATGTCTACCATTCCATCACAAATGGTTTCGCAGGCGTCTACAATCCGTACTAATGGATTTAAGCGGTTAGTCATGCTTTTTAAGTAAGTTAAAAACGTGGTGTCTTTTTTCATCATTTCGTGATTGCCACTGTAAATGATTGTAGGGATTACGCACGTTGTAACAAACTCAAAGTATACTTCCAATTCCTGCATATTTGGTAGTTTGTCGAATATGTCGCCACCTACTACCAACAAATCACAACGTGGTTGTAGATCTGTGATCTGCTGCCACATCATTTTATAACGATTCAGCGCCCAAGTAGTGGGAACGTTTTTTTGCCCTAATTTAATGTGTACGTCAGCTGTAAATAATATTTTCATAATTTAAAGGCAAGAAAGCCCTGCATAGTAATACACTAGCAGGGCTTATTGTATTAATCGTCAAGCTCTTTTACGGCCTCACGCTCGGCTTCTGTGCTTTCTTCGTCTGATGCTGTAGTAATCTTTTCCATCAAGGCTCGAACTTCGTCACTTGTGGGTCTGACAAACTTTTCATCAATTGATTTTGCACCGTTAGCAAGTGTGCGCTCCTCAGCTGTTAATTTGCGAGGCTTGCAACGAAGTACCTGCAGTTGATACTCAACATTGAAAGGCAGAGGGCCGGTTTTAATACGCTTGAAAACTACATCCCAACCCGTATCGTGATCTGTTGGATCGCCCAAATCTTCTGCTGCTGTAAGAATTTGTTCAAACAGCTTCTTTTTCAGGTTTAGTGCCACAACTTTTTGCGATTTAGGGTCAATGCAGTTTACCGAATAACTCCAAGTGCATTTAACATCAGGAAAAAATTCGGGTACGTGATCGGTTTCTAAATTATCAAACTTTTCTTTGTCACGATTAAATGCAAGGCACTCAACCGGAATATCTTTATTATTGCTTCCTTTTAGCCAGTAAACATATCGAGGCAATACACCACCAATAAGTCGAACTACATTCTCACCATCTTTGTATTCATATGATTCGACTTTGTTAGACTGTGCTTTGCCTTTAGTTTGCTTAAATGAAATTGCCATTTTGCTAAATGTCCTCGTATTTAAAATGTAAGTTGTTTTTTATAATTGATAGTAATGGATTTGCTTCAATTAATTGTAAGTTAATATTAGGAAAAAACGACAAATCTAAGGTTCTTAGTCCGTATAGTTTATATAAGGTATAATCTCGTCTTGCGGCTAATTTTAGATATTGCGCCCTAAATATAACATCAGTGTTTCTGTCTTTGAAAAACTTATCTGGATTTAGTAAAAAACTGCTTCCAGATAATGACTTTTTTAATGGCTTGTACTTCTGTCTGGCATTTATTGGTATTGTATGTTTTTTATACCACCGTTCTAGTGCAACTATTAAATACTGTGAGTCACCATCAGTTTCTTTTTCTAAGACGTCTATGTTGAAAAATAGAGTCATTGCTCAACCCTAAAACATATTATATCAAACTTTGACATATATCGCAAGTCAAAATTTTATACGGTAATAACTTCCCAGCCTTTTCGCAGGTATACAGCAAGCCTATCATTATTTTGTTTTTTATCAGCCCAACCCGAAAAGTGTATGTCAAGTACTTCAGGCGGAGTTTTCTTGTCGGGATGTTGACGTTGAATACGTCCTACAATTTGTTCTAATAATGAATCATTACTCATTGGGATGGCAAGAATGACTGAACTAAGTATGTTGATTGACAATCCTTCTGAAAAGATTTGCCGACTTCCAGCAACACACATTTTTGTTTTGTTAAGTAATTCTTCCTTGGCAGTTTGTCTGTCTTCGAGGCTGGTTTCGCCAGTAACCAACACACAGGTTTCTCCAATGTATTCTGCAATTTGCTTTAGAAACTCCACTCTATCTGCGATAACTAATACTGAATGCCCGTTAGTAATTTGTGCTAATGCTGTAGCTGCTATAAAACGTACGTAACTGTCTTTTTGTACTAAATCATTGATTTTTTCAACCCACGTTGCATTTGGTTTTAAAGTTATACCAGGTTTTAATATACGCACTACTGGAGTTAATGTGTCACTTTGCGGTGGTTGATGAATTTTTGAACCAAAATAATCAGGAAATAGTTTATGTTTACCGTCCTTACGAATCATGGTACCACTTAATGCTATACGATAACGAGCATAGTTGGAGTCTATAAAATCCGTAAAAGTTGTGGCCGGACAATGGTGGGCTTCGTCTAGTATTATTGTGCCGAACTCTTTACTTAGTTCACTTTTGTACTTTACCAAACTTTGTATATTTCCTACTACAATAAAGTGATCTTCAATGTCGTACTGCCCACCACCAATAATACCTGGCTTTGTTCCATACAAAATTTCTATTTCTTCACACCACTGATCTCGCAGTGCTGTAGTATGAGTAACAATTAAAGTACGTTGTTGAAGTTTTCGTGCTATATGTAACGCAGTAAATGTCTTGCCCCAGCCTACAAGGGCATTAATAAAGCAAGTATCGTCAGTGCTGTCAAATACCACTTGTTGCGCTTCTCTAAGTGGATATTTAGGGGTTGGAAAAGGTATGTCATTGCGCGTTCTTTTGTCGATAATTTCATAGCCATCT